AGCCACATTGTTAGCATTAGCCACATTGTTAGCATTAGCCACATTGTTAGCATTAGCCACATTGTTAGCCACATTGTTAGCATTAGCCACATTGTTAGCCACATTGTTAGCATTAGCCACATTGTTAGCCACATTGTTAGCATTAGCCACATTGTTAGCATTAGCCACATTGTTAGCATTAGCCACATTGTTAGCCACATTGTTAGCATTAGCCACATTGTTAGCATTAGCCACATTGTTAGCCACATTGTTAGCATTAGCCACATTGTTAGCATTAGCCACTTGCTTTTCATCTACTGAGGGGTTGGTGGGAGCTCCCACTAACCCATTCTTAGACTTTGCGAGGGTCGAAGTTACATTATCTGTCGGATTTACAGGTTCCTTTATAGGAACCGCTCTTTCAACATTACGATTTTCGCGGTACAGTGGATCAGCAATTGCGATTGCATTATCAGCTTTGGACAAAGCTTTACCAGCTGTTGTACGGGCTATTTGCTCGTCTGTGGCGCCGCGGGATTTTAAATCCTCAATCTCTGCTTTTGCATCTTTTGCTTGGCCACGATATTTATTAACAACCTCAAATTGCTTGCCAAAGCGTTCGGTATCTTTCTTCACATCTCCGCTAGCCGTCGGATTCATTTTCCTCTGGTCAGCTATGTAATCGTCCTTAGCGACTTTCTTCTTGAGCATATCGCCAAGAGGACCAGATGCCTTGTCAAGATCGAACGCGCCTTTGAGAGTAAATACATTTTTCAGATCTTTGATGGAGTCACCAAATCCACGTTGATATTTACTAGCAGAGTCTTTACTGGCTGCGGATATGCGAGCCTGCTCTTTGTCCACTTGAGGTGGCACAGGAACAGCAGCGCCAGGCTTATTAGCACTCGCGGGCCCGCCCATCATAGCACGGATGTCTTTCGACATCTTGATCACATTGCTGTTTAGACCATCACCAGACTTATCAAGAAGACCAGCCCTGACCATTTTCTCGGTGTTTTCTGTAGCTGCAGCAATTCGATCGTCGTCCTTATCGGCTTTGTGTGCTTCAACCGTTTGAACAATTTGAAGTAATCTGTCTTGCTTATCAATATCTTGAGATTCAGATACACGTTTTGGGTCAGGTTGACTTTCTTTTATTTCTGACAGCGCCGCGGTTTGTTGCTCTATCCCAGCATTAACCTTTTTGAGTTCTTCGGTTTGTTGAGTTAGTTGTTTAATTTGATCGGGAGCTGCGGCATTCACAGGCGCGCCTTGAACCGCTGCAGGTGCAGCGGTGACTGCTTTCTCAATAGCCTCCAGACGTGCAATCTGAGCTGCTGCCTGTTTATTGCCGGCAGCAGCTTGTTTACGCTGTTCATCCAGAAGATCTCTGAGGGTAAGTCCTTGTGATTTTGCCATGTGATTTCTCGTTTATTGTTGCTTCTGCAATCTTTGTTTTTCTTCTTCCAAATACTGAATTAACATAGCAACGTAAATCTCACGTTCGAATGGAATCATGTTCTCAATATCGCCCAGCGAATACTTGTGATATTGCATCAACGCAAAGTTCATCTTATAAAAGTTGTACAGTGTGTCATGCGCCAGGCATACTAGAAAAAACTAGAAAGCCCCTCTAAGTATTTGTTGTGTTGCTTGTTACATACCGGGCAGGTATAATTGACATCTTGTCGCAGTACCGGCATTGTTCGAAAGAATTGTTGAATCTTTTGATATTGTTCAGATGTGAGGTTGTTGATGAATTCAACGAGCTCCTCCGGAGTCTGTTCATGGGCGTGGAAAACTTCATCACCATCGTAGATATACGATATACAATCGACGATCAAGTCTTCCATTTGCTCCATATCGTTCACATCAGAATTTTCAATCTTTTTCAGCGTGTCGATCGTCGGGTATTTCATCATCACTCCAACTTCGTCAAACAGCTTGATGTTTGGGGTGTGGTCTGGATCTACAACAACTTTCATATTTTGAAGGTTTAGCAGAAGTTTTACGCGAGCTTCTTCCGTCGTGCAATCATCACACGCGAAAATTAACTCAACAAGCTCTCCAACAGAAACTGCACGCATTTGAGTAAAGATGTATTCAATATCAAATGTTGCTAGTTTATCTACATCGACGTCTGACTTGGCACATGAAGCAATTACGCTCTTGATCGTGTCGAGCATAACAGTCGTATCTTCCGATTGCTGGGCAACAAGAAGTGCCTTCTCATCCTTTACCAGAAAGGGACGGTATTTAAATTCTTTTTTGGTCGACGGTACCTGTAGTGTATATACAGGGGTTGCGTTCATTGGTAGTGCCATAATATCTCCTTAAACACTCAATCTAATTACAAATTCTTTATAGTCACTGTCATCATTTCGACGGACAGTCCATTTAATGCCTTTTTCGGCTTTACCCCACCACCTGTTTTCATCCGTGAGCCAGAAATCATCAACATCGTATTGGAATGTTTTCTGATCACCCTCGCTAAAAGGAAATTCTGTACCGTGCCAGCCCAGGTCACCACTTTGAGCAAACTGGAGAAAAGGGCGTGCAAGAAATGGGTTGTAAAGACGGATGTGGATCACATCCTGCTCATTTTCAAGCCAATCCCCACGCTGATACCCCTGAGGTGAGAAATCAAACTTATCGTTGGGATATTGGCGAGAAATGCGGATATACAACCCTTCATCTCTACTTCCACCCCACGTGTGGTTTGTTACAGCCTCTCCGCCAAGAATAGTGGACCATTGAAATTGGCTGGAGTATTTGTCGCCGGGGTTAGCTAAAATAGCGCCGTCCCCATGCAATCCATCTCCCCACCCCACAACATACCGGTGCCCTTTATTAATACCATTTTGATCAATTTCAACTCGCGCTCTCACCCACTTCATGTCATTCTCCTCTTGATAAATTCTGTATCATTTTATTTAATTCGGTAGTAGACCCAACAAAGAAAGCATTGTTGGTAACGTTGCCTGAGGGTTGCGATGCAACCTCTTTTTTAGATTTATCCAATAACTTTTGGCGCTTTTCTGAAAGATCTAGCAGCTGCCCGTTGACGTTAGCCAGTTTTGACATGAGTTCACCAACAACCTCAAATGCACGTGGGTGCTCTGATTGTTTGGCTACTTCGAGGGCGTGTATAAGAGCATCTTGACCCTGTGTCAATAAAGTGTGTAGGTTACTACGAGTTTTGTCATAGTCATATTCAATTTTATCTTCAACTTTTGAGGTTTCGGGTAAAATCACTTCACCATCAGCTGTGACAATTTCCATTGGTGGAGGGGGTTCAACGTTAAACTTTTGATTCAATAACGTAGCTGTTTTAAGAATTGGTTCCATAATATACCTTTAAAAACCGGTTTGGTTACCCATCGCATCAACGCCGTTGAAATAATCTTCAGAGGGATATGCTTCCTCAGTAAACACGCCAAATGGATCTTGCATCTCACCGGAGTCAATGATATCGGTGAGCTCTTCTTGAACATCCGCCGCTATCTCAGCGGACTCCCAATACTTGTACACGATGGTGACAGTCAACCTCATAATATCTTTACCGTTAGCGTCGAGTTGCACTGCCTGAATAGACTTTGGATACGCTTCCTTTAAAGTTACCATGTAGGGGACTGAATCGTCAACGTTATATACCTTGATTGTAATGTTGCGAATGTAATCTTTGTAATACGCTTGAGCACGAGTCAATGGATTGATAATTTGACTCATCCAATCATCAAAAGCTTTCTTGATGATCATTCCACTATCGACATAAAATGTAAATGTCACTGGGTCAAACATACGCTCGTAAGGGATCTCATGTTGCTCGCCGTAAATACGCTGAGGGGTTGTAGCAACACTCAAGCCAGGAAGACTTACTGACTCACAAAACAACGCGGCAATCTGCGATCCCTCTCCGTTTAGTGGGATTTCAACGAGGTACCTGTTATTGCGGGCCATGCCGCGAATTTTAACTTCGGAAATAAACTGTGATAAAGCTGAGCGCACTGGACTGCGTACTGATCCGGCTGGCTGCTCTGCAGTGTTAATTGAAGGAAGATCAGCTGTGTTATCTTCTACGGCCGGAAGCTCTCCGATAATGTTACCGAGAGCGTCTACTTGAATTGTATTGAAAATGGTCATTTGATTGTGTTAGCCCATACTGCTTGTTTCTGAGCCCCAATAAATCGTTCCACCGGTAGCATCATTGCTGTAGCCCAGTCTGGAGCCTCTATTCGTTTGAAAGGGGATTGGACATGTTCCATCAGATATCTGTGGACGCATGGCTGTGCCAGCTTAAACCGTGAAATGCCAGCTATCATATTCCACGAATACTTTAGACGAGTATTCTCATTCAATGTTTTGTTTGACTTAAATTCCATTAAGCGGTCTAGTAAACGGATACGGAATTGATACGGTAGGTAATGCATGTTCAAGCCAATAAAACCCCCCTTTGCAGTAGCAAAGGGGAATACCAACGGGAACATGTCCCAATGTGGGAGGGTGTCCTGTGTCTTAGCATCATACTGAAATAAGTACAAATTACCCGGTAGAACCTTCATGGTGTTCAGATCCGGACTTGCAGAAATCAAACGTTGAGGAGCAATTTTCTGTTTTCCCAACAGTAAAGCCTGCTGCTGGAACCACGCGCGTGATTTCGTTGCAGCATCCTTGATGTTGTATTGGTTTTTGAGAAAAGTGTCTTCAAATATATTCATAAAAAGTATTTATCCAAATAAAGTTGACCGTAATATTTTTGTGTGCTATACTGACTGTGTCCCCTGTGAGGTTATGTAGTAGCTGCTCTCTTAGCAATCCCTAAGTCATACTCAGTCAATATCACAAACTCATAGCCCCTGTCTTTACAGTAGGATCTAGCAGCTTTCCATTTGGCATCATTCTTACCCCAAGTCATCACTTCATTGATGTAGCTTTTCGTCTTACGCTTGGGAACCTCTGGTGGACGAGTCTGCTTGTCGGGCTTTACTTCCACAACATACGTTTTGGTACCGCCGTTAGCATCTTTTACCTGAATTTTAAAATCTACAAAGTATCGATGTGGTCTGTTATCTGTAGGGCAGATATATGGTATGACAGTTGTTTCGGATGACCAAGCAATCACATTAGAGTTGTGATCGCACCAGTGGGCAAACCGGGTCTCCCACGAAGAGCGCATGATAATGTCCGTCGGGTCTCCCTGATACTTTTCGGGGTGAACTGGAGTGTACTTTCGTTTGTGGTATGAGTGCGCCATAAATATACATTAGTGTTATCAACTTTTCTATTTATCCGAACCCCCAAATATGGCAAATGGCGACAATCCCAACCTAGCTCCGAAGACGCGTGCCGGTATCAATGAAGATACGGGAAAGCCGCGTTTGCGTGAGGCGACTGAGTATAAAGCAGGTGAATATCAACCACAGGGATTAACGTATCCCGACGACTTGCTGAATCCCGGAGCGCCGTATGGTGGTAATTACGTTATCTTCTATATCAATGTGCACGAAGATTCCACCTTAGTTAAAGAAATTGGTGAGTCTGGTTTTGTTAAAGACTCCACGCCGCGTGAACGCGGCGATGCTGCTGCCCAGAACATCACAACCGCCCAAGCCGCGGCTGTTGGTGGCACAACGGGGGCTTTAGCGGCAAATGGAGTTGGAGTTGCTGAAAAGGTCGCCGGAACAGCTGGTGTACCACTCAAGCCCGGCATGGCGATTGCTGCAAATACGGCAATTGGAGCTGGTACTGCTGGGGCAACATTGGCGGCAATCGGTGGTGCCAATAAACAATACAAACGTCTCCGTCAAGCAATCGCTTTGCACGTCCCAACAGATCTATCTATCAAATATGGTATTAACTGGGAAGAAGAAACTACTGCCGGAACAGCAGCTATGTTTGCAATGTCCGAAAACTTAGGCAAGGCTGCCGGAAACGCAGTAATGGGTGGTATTGCTGGAGCGGCCCTTGGTGGGATACTCGGCGGTAAAAAGGGCGCTAAAATTGGCGGAGCTCTTGGTGCAGGGGCTGGGGCAATTGCCGGTGGTGGCGCGGATGCAGCAGGAGCAGCTGGATCATACGGAGCTGGAGTTGCACTACGAACCCCCGTTGGTCAATTTGTATCAAAGACTTCTGGTGTTGCAGCAAACCCAAAGAAAGAACAGCTATTCAAGTCAGTTGATTATCGCACATTCACATTCTCGTACCAATTCTTCCCCCGTACATCAGAGGAAGCTCAATCCGTCCGTGAAATTATTTACAATCTCAAGTTGCATATGCACCCAGAATATAAAGATGCATATCACTTTCTGTACGTATACCCTTCAGAATTTGACATCTATTATTACCAGAATGGTAAAGAGAATTTGAATTTACACCGGCACACGTCTTGTGTATTAACGGATTTAAGTGTTTCGTATTCACCACAAGGCGTATTTACTACATTCGATGATGGTATGCCAACACAAATTAACGTACAGATGACATTCAAAGAGCTCGCATTGCTCAGCAAAGAAACTATTAAGGATGGTTATTAATGTACTTCGAAAAGTTTCCGCAGATTTATTACGAGTTTGATATCAACGGCAAACGCGAGACGCGAATTGTCCGTGATATCACATTTAACGTCCGCTTGCGAAAGTCCATTCTCGAGAACATTACTTTATTTGATGAGTATGACATTCGTGATGGTGAAACGCCAGAAATCATCGCCCATAAAGTATATGGATCGCCCCTATATCATTGGGTGATTATGTTGGTCAACGAACGCTATGATTATGTAAACGACTTTCCAATGTCCACACAGGAGTTTGAAAAATTTGTTGTTGATAAGTACGGCAACGAAGTTTACGCCGTTCACCACCATATTGATTCGAAAGGGTTTATAGTAAACGAGTTGCCTGGCACCACCACACCAGTTACTAACTATGATTATGAAGTGTCAGTTAATGAATCAAAACGCCGTATCAAATTAATTTCCCCACTCTCGTTGGGTCAAATTTTACAATCATTTAAGAGTATTATGTAATGAGTAGTGTAGCTTCCGATACAGCACCAACACAATCGACGCCGGTACCAGCAGACTCGCTAAGTTTTGCTGGTGACGTTAGTATTGATTATGTGACATTGATTACTTCCAAAGGCATGGTTCAAGACGTTACCCCTCAGGTAATCGGCATTGAGATCTATGAGGATATATTTTCACCATTCCTGTCCGGCAAGCTGATGTTAAAGGATGCTCAGGATATTATTAATGCAATGCCGCTGATCGGAGAGGAATTTGTTGCACTGAGAGTGAGAACACCTCTACTACCAGATGATTATGCCTACGAGTATACATTTCAAATTTATAAACTTGATGATCGCGAACGAATTAGTGAACGACAGACAATGTATATTCTACACTTTATGTCTGTTGAAGGTTTAGTGGATGCAAACAAAAAGATATCAAAGACCTATTCAGGCAAGGTGTCTGATATTGTAAAGAAAATCATTGTGGAGGGTGATGCTCTCGAGTCTGATAAAGACGCTAACATTGAAGACACACCCAACTCAACAAAGTTTACTGCAAACTTTTGGAGCCCTGTTCAGTGTATTAATTACCTGACTCAGAATGCCATTAACCAAAACAAATCCCCCTCGTACGTATTTTTTGAGAATAAATTTGGGTTGAACTTTATATCACTTGAATCGCTATACGCCAATACACCGGTATATCAAACATTCACGTGGGATAACTACTCCGCCGAAGTTGCTTCCGGTGGTGGGTCTTCAAAGAATATTGCCAAAGATTATCAGCGAATTATAGAAATTCGCACACCACAAACGTTCAATTATATCGATCGTATTCAATCTGGTTTGTATGGATCGCAAATGGTTACGTATGATCTAACCACAAAAACATACGCTCACTCAGGGTACACTCCCAACTTCGACGAAGACAAACACCTTAACAAATACCCTATGTGGACGAATAAGGTGATTGCTAAACAGCGGGCAATGCTAATACGCGAACATAGATATTACAACAACTTCAGTGGATTTGGAGACGTTACTAACACTAAGACTATCCAACGCCGAGTTAGTTTGATGGCCCAAGCCGAGGCATTCAAAATTGAGCTTGTGGTACTCGGTCGTACTGATTATTCAGTCGGACAAAAAGTAAAAGTAATTGTTCCAAAGAGCACACAACTGAAAGCGACAGATTTAGTGGATGACTTTAATGACAAAATCCACTCAGGTGACTATCTTGTTTCTGCAATATGCCATCTCGTCACCCGCCAGGGGCATGAGTGTATCATGGAGTTGATTAAAGAATCTTTTATAGTGGACTTAAATAATGCCTGAACAAACATCATATAATACACAATTCTTTGTTGGAGTTGTAGAGAACCGAATGGATCCTTTGAAGCTTGGTCGTTGCCAAGTTCGTATCATCGGGTTGCACATTCACGATAAAGCCATCCTACCCACCGACGATTTGCCATGGGCCGTTCCAATGGGCCCTGTTACATCGGCGTCGATGAATGGTATTGGCCACGCCCCCGTCGGACCGGTTGAAGGTACTTCCGTGGTGATTATGTTCCACGATTATCCGGATAATCAGCAACCAGTAATTATTGGAACGATTGGTGGTATTCCCCAAGCAGAGAATGTATACGTCGGCATTGAAAAAGATGACGTTATATTCAAAGATAACTCTGGTGCCACACAAACAGTTCCAACCACCCCAAGCGAAGCTGCCGAACAGCCAGCACCTTCAGCTTCCGATAAAAATCCAGAAACAGTCCCAGCATCAACAAAAACCGATAGCATTCCGACAACGCCTCCCCCATCGTGGAAAGGTGATCGAGTCAAAGCTGAGGCTGGA